TTGAGAAAACATTTGTGTACGAGATAATGAACCGGCATTATTGCGCTTATCCTGTAAGCGTAACTGTTCAGCATCCGCTTTTTCGATCCAGTTATTTGTTTTATCAGACCATTGATGATACTTATCAGGGCAAGGTATTGTTGTTACAGTAGCTGGCAATACGCCCAATTCATTGATAACAAACACCTCCCCGGTTTTTTTACTATAAACAGTTTCTCCGCGATGATCTTCAATATACTGCCATGTATCACCTGTCCATTGGGCTATATAACCATGTTTGAACTCTGGCTGCTTAGCCTGTATAGAGAATCTAGGAAGCAAATAATGATTATTATCCATTGGATCTAAGTCAGCGATAGTCATTCCAACAAAATAATTATTTTCGTTTAACTGACATACAGAAAGATTTTTTTTATAAGATACCATCTTTATTCCTTAAATTTTAATGCAGGCTAATAATGCAACATTTCTTGGACGATTTTCCTCACCAGCCCCATCCTGTACACCCCTAGTACCAACTACCCTATAATTCGGATTAATTGAAATACCTACTTTATCACTATACATTACTCCTCCATCTCCCATTACGACTGGAATTCCTCCCCATATAGAATTAGTAATAGTGGTATCTTTAGATATTAGCCCATTTATACTACTCGTCCATGCTTCCATATTATGGGAATGGTCTAAAATTTGCTGATTTTGGGTGCTACCCATTAAACGCTTTTTATCAAGTCTACGCCCGTCATCCCAGCCACGTAAAAATTCCCCCCGCAAATCTGGTAAATTAAATGTTGTTTTTTCATCTCCTGCACCAAACTTAGTACCAATTGCGGCAAACAAATTTGCATAGAGTGTACGTGATACTTCTGCACCATTAGCTTTTAACCAGCCAACAGGAGCAGTTTCCATGGCAAAAAACTGAATGGCTCCTGCCGGGGTAGCATTAATATCTGCACTACCATCAAATGACACACCATTTATTGTGCATATTGTTTGCAATCTGGTAGCTGTAGCAGCATTTCCCGATGTATCCTGATTACCTTTAATATTAACACCAGGCAAATCTATATCTGTTTTGGCATTAAATATAACTCCACCAATTTTTCTGGCTGCTATTTGAGCTGCATACGAGGCTGTGGCCGCATTTCCGGAAGTATTCTGATTTCCAGGCTTATTTACTCCGGGTAAATCAATATCCGC